AAGGGCCGGTACAAGACGCCGGTGTATATGGACAGGCCAAGACGTTTGCCCAGAGCGTTACAACGGGAGATGTAGTTGTAAAGCATCAGGACGACGCGGCAGCAACATCGTCAAACGACGACTCTGACGTACCGTTTTAAACCCTTGGGGTGGTGGGCTACTAGCCTGCCACCCTCTTTTTTTGGGGGCAAATATGTCTGTAGAAAAGTTTCAACATATATTCCGCGGCCTTGATGCGGCGTATGGCACCTACAAGGTGGAGAAAACCCAAGCGAATGGGAAGAACTCCGGTAGGGCTGCCATCTTACGCGAACCACGGACCACGGAACTATGGGAAGGCCACCTTTCGGGAAAAGGCGCGGCCATTGGTATTATTCCAATTAACGAGCAAGACCAGTGCGTCTGGGGCTGTATCGACGTTGATCAGTATCCGTTAGACCACAAGCTGCTCATACAAAAGATCAGAAAGCTCAAGCTTCCGTTGGTAGTGACCCGCTCAAAGTCTGGCGGAGCGCACTGTTTTCTGTTCACTACAGAGTGGATAGATGCCAAGGATATGCAGTCTACGCTGCAACAGCTATCGGCTGCGCTGGGTTACGGCGGCAGCGAGATCTTTCCAAAGCAAGTCAAGCTGCACTTAGACCGCGGCGATGTGGGTAACTTTCTAAACCTACCTTACTTTGATGCTGAAGACGGCCTGCGATACGGCTTTGATGACAAGGGCGTCAGTATCACGCTGGAAGACTTTATAGCTCAGTATGAAAAGTATAAGCAGACACCTGAAGAGGTGCTGAAGCTGCAACTGTCTGACAGTGACAAAAGCGCAATCGTCATGCGCGACGGACCGCCTTGTCTACAACATCTGTGTAAGGAGCTAATCAGCGAGGGCGGGCGTAACAACGGCCTGTTCAATATAGGTGTGTATCTGCGTAAGGCGTTCCCCGACTCTTGGGAGACAGAGATACTAAAGTACAACAACGAGTTCCTGTCGCCGCCCCTACCGCTCAACGAGATCAACATCATAGCCAAGCAGCTTGATAAAAAGGAGTATGCTTACAGATGCAGCGACGCACCTATCGTCTCGCATTGTAACAAAGAGCTATGCATGACCAGAAAGCACGGCATAGGTGCCGCGGCTCAAGGGGCTATTGTTGCAAACCTAAGAAAGTACAACTCCGACCCGCCGGTCTGGTTTATGGATGTAAACGGCGAGCCGCTTGAGCTAGACACAGAGGCCCTATTGTCCCAGCCTGCGTTTCAAAAAGCCTGCATGGAACAACTCAGCTTCATGCCGCGCACTGTTAGCAAGGTGGTGTGGGAAAGCCGCATCTCTGCGATGATGACAGAGATGCGGGACAACGAGTCCGCCATCATGGAGGTGTCAGAGGATGCCAGTACGAGCGGTCAGTTCTATGATTACCTAGAAGAATTCTGCCGTCACCTTCAACAGGCAAAGGACAAAGAAGAAATACTGCTTCGCAAGCCGTGGACCGACGAAGAGTCCGGCATAACCTATTTCCGACTGCGGGACTTTGAGAGTTTCTTAAAGAAGAACAAGTTCTTTGAGTACAAGTCTCACCGCATAGCGCAGAGGCTGCGGGATATAAACGGGGAAAGCACCGTTATAAGAATTAAAGGCAGAACCGTTCGTGTTTGGTCCGTACCAGCCTTTGATAACGCAGACGTAGACATTACTTTGAAAGATTTTGATATAACGGAGGTGCCGTTCTAATGCTGTTAGCCGATGGATTTGAAAAAGCCTTTATGGGTGTAGCCCACCGCGCCGGTCAGGAAGATGTCGTAGCCTACGACTTTGATAAATGCGTTGGTGTGCTTATAGACCGCGACAACATGGAGCCCGATGAGGCCCATGAGTTTATGTGGTTCAACGTGGTGGGGGCCTATGTCGGAGACAAAACCCCTGTTTTTATCAAGCATATGTCAAACATAGAAGAGTTGTACAATGACGAAATTTGAACGCAACGCAGAGATCTTTCGTCTCTACAAGGAAGAAAATATGACACTGACCGCCATTGGCCGGATGTTTGATCTATCGCGTCAGCGGGTATACCAAATCGTACAAGACCAACAGGCCCTAGCTGAACACATGAAGAACTGGAAAAAACGTGTTTAGATACTTTGGTCCGCCCGGAACCGGCAAGACAACCACCCTGATTAATCAGGTGGAGAAAGCACTTGGCGCGGGCATACTACCCAACCAGATCGGCTTCTTTTCCTTTACTAGAAAAGCGGCGGAAGAAGCACGGGACAGGGCGGCTGCAAAGTTTAACCTCGACCCCAAAGAGCTTCCGTTCTTTCGCACCCTGCATAGTATGTCTCTTGCAATGAGCGACATACGAAATGAGCAGGTAATGCAGAAAGAGCATTACAGAGAACTTAGCCAGATTATGGGCTTTGAGCTTTCGACCGACAAACGTATTGACTACAACGATGACATACCCAGCATAGTCAAAGCTAACGACCCTATCTTGGGCGTCATAAATCTAGCCCGTCTTCGCAAGATAGACCTGCGCGAACAGTATAACCAGACAGAGCTTGAGCAATCGTGGAACACGGTCAACTATGTCGCCAAGTCCCTGCTTGAGTATAAAAAGCAGAACGAGGTTTACGACTTTACAGATATGCTTGAACAGTTCGCTCAAGGTGCTGACCACTACTGCCCACGCTTTGCCCTGACCTTTCTGGATGAAGCGCAAGACCTGTCAGCCTTGCAGTGGGACATTGCTCACGCACTGGACGCCAAGTCAGACCGTATGTACTGCGCTGGAGATGACGATCAGGCCATCTACCGCTGGGCCGGTGCCGACGTTGACCAGTTTATCAATCTCGACGGCGGGTCCGAAACCCTGTCGCAATCCTACCGAATACCCAAGTCCGTCCATTTTTTGGCGCAGAAGGTAGCCAGCCGGATACACCGCCGGTTTCCTAAAAGTTATAAAGCTAAAGATTTTATGGGCACGGTGCAGAACATCTACGCCGTTAACGAGTTGGACATGAGCCAAGGAACGTGGCTGATACTAGCCCAAGCCGGTTATATGCTGGCCCCCGTGGCTACCGAACTAAAGACAGACGGCTACCTGTTCGACTACCGCGGATCACGGTCCATATCCGAAAGGGTAAGCGAGGCGGTCAACGGCTGGGAGCAACTACGTAAAGGCCGACAAGTGACTGGCGCAGTGGCTCGTACCATATACAGCTACATGACAAGCAAGGAACGCATACTGCGGGGGCACAAAAAGCTGACCGCGCTGGGTGATGAGGACTTGGTGACGCTCGACCAACTAATCGCGGACCACGGGCTGATGCCACAGAAAGATCTTTTAACGCCGATACAAGACTGTATCTGGCATGAAGCGATGGACAACATACCGTCCACCGAAAGGGCGTACATCACGGCTCTACTGCGCCGCGGTGAGAAGTTTAATGCAGAGCCCCGCATCAAGGTGTCCACGATCCACGGATCAAAGGGCGGCGAGGCCGATAATGTGGTATTGTTTACTGATATGTCTACCGCATCAGAAGAAGAGTTTAGAAAGAACCCTGATGATACCCACCGCGTATTCTATGTGGGCGTTACCCGTGCAAAGGAAAACCTGTATCTTGTAGAGCCACAAGACCTAGCAAAGAGTTATGATCTGATATGAAACGCGATGAAATTTTAAAAAAAGCAGAGTCCTTGATCAACGGGGACCGCGACCGCGACTACGGCGATGCACACAAGAACTTTCAGGATGTAGCCAAGCTGTGGTCTGTTATTCTGGAAACAGAAGTAACTAAGAAGCAGTTTGTCCTGTGTATGCTCATGGTCAAAGCCGCACGGCTGATGAAGACCGACCACGAGGATAGCTGGGTAGACATCTGCGGATATGGAGCTCTGGGTGGCGAAGAAACGAAAGATAAGTAAAACAGACAAGCTAATACGCTTTATTAGAGTAGAGCAGCTTGACTCTTACTTGAAAGACGGCTGGAAGGTCTTGGACCGCGGCACTGAAATGGTAACTATTTACAGGAAGTAACATGACCCTTCAAATGCACATGGACCCGCCAAAGTCAGAGTGGGTGCCACCGGCTGAGTTGCCAGACATATTCGACGCCAAACAAATTGCCATCGACGTTGAGACACGAGACCCCAATATCAAGACCAACGGGCCCGGATGGGCAACGGGTGACGGCGAGATTGTAGGCTATGCCATAGCCGTTGACGGCTGGTTTGGTTACATACCTATACGCCATGAGCACGGCGGTAATCTGGATGAGCGC